CCCGACCGGGTGCTCAAGCTCGTCCTCGTCGAGATTGCGCGTGCCGTTGAACACGGCGAACGTCAGGCCGGCGTCGCGCGACGAAGTCAGGAACGCCCGGAAGCCGGGAATCAGCACTGACAACGCCCGCACCGCCTCCGCGGTCGACGAGACGGCAAGGCGGTGAATGCGTCCGAAACGCACGCCGAGCGTGCCGTACAGCCTTATCGTGCGAAGCGTCTCGCTCACTTCCTGTCTCCCACGTAGCGCAGCACCGTCGTACAACAGTCGGCCCACATCCCGCCCCACACCGCGCGCGCCGACAAACGGCCGTGCATGTGATGCAGGAACTGTCCGTCGCCCAGATACACGCCCGCGTGATTCGGCACGCCGTTCTTGCTGCGGATCTGCATCAGCAACACGTCGCCGACTTGCAACGTCACGTCGCGGCCGACGTCGAGAAAGCCTGCGTCCTGATAGTGGTTGAGGTAGAGGTTCGACCGACCGTCGTTCCACCACTCGTCCTCGCGCTCGAAGTCGGGTAGCGAAATGCCGCGCTCGGCGAGATACCAGTCGCGCACGATCGCGTAGCAGTCGTGCACGCCATGTACGAACTGGCGGCCGATCAGCTGCGCGACGTAGCCGGCCGGCGCGACCTCGCACCAGTCGTCGACACCGATCGAGCCGTCAGCCTGCACGCCGAGCGACACGACCACCCACTTCGCGATGCCGCTGCGCTCGCACATCGCGCGATCCGCTTCGCTCGGCTGCGCCAACGCCCCCGGATGCGAATGCACGAGAGCTGCGATCTCGCCAGCATCTTCCGCGGCGGCGTAGTCCTCGGATGCGAGCGCGAATTGGTCCGTCGGCGCGGCTGCGAGGTTTCGGCAGGGCACGTACGTCTCGCCGCTCGCCGTCTTCACGACCAACCCGCAGCACTCGCGCGGATACTCTGCGATCGCGTGCGCCTCGATCGCCTTCTTGATTTGTTCGTCCATAAAAAAACCCGCCGTGTGGCGGGTCCTCATATCGAAACTGTTTCGTGCATCACGCCATCGTGTCGCACAGGAAGCCGTCGAACGGCAATGGGTTGTTCACACCGAATCGACGTTCGCAACCGCTGATCTTCTTGCTGCATCGATCGAGCGCGGGATCGCTTACCGGGTTGTCGTCCTTGTCGAAACACGCCGCTCCGGTATAGCCGCACTCGGGACCGCGATACCCCAATTGGCAGATCGAAATGATCTGCCGCTTCGGCAGTTGCTGGCCGCCAAAGTCGAGCGGCGACGACAGCGTGAATTCGACGTGCAATCCCGGCTGCTCGTCGCTCTTCTGCTCGATCCGCCACTGCTGCGGCGGCAATTCTTCGTTCGGGTCCGCCGTCGGATTGCCGGCCGGAAAGTTCACGGCGTCGAGGTAGCGCGCGAGTGTCCGGCGCCGGAACACCTTCGCGCCGACGAGATCACCAAGCGCAACGCACAGCGCCGAAATCGTTCCGTTGATGTCACCCACCCGCAGCGTCGGCGATGGCTGCTGCGCGTCGGATGTCTGCTCGAAGCCGGTGGCCTGAATCGGCCACGACCTGTACTCGCGCCCCTGCCATACGATCGACGTCGACTGAAGATGCCGATGAAAGCGCAGCACGTCGGCGCCGATTTCCGTACAGTCGACTTCGAAAAACTCAATCAGACGGCCCGGCTCCAGCTGCTGGACGTCTGCCGTTACACTCACTTCGCCGCCTCCAATTCCGCAATCCGCCTGAGCGCGTCCTGTAACGCCGCATCCGTCTCGAGCAAGCCGGCCAACAGCACGCCAACGGCATTCGTGTAACGGAAGGTCAGCGACGGCCGCCCCTTCGACGGCCCGCTCTCGCCGAAAATTTCCTTGCCTCTCTCGTCGTACTGACGCACGATGAAATCGCCGTCCTCGTCGATCTCGGGCCCCTCGCCGAGCAGTTCCGGGAAATCCCACCACTCGTTTGCGATGACGCCAGCCTGTCGCCCCGCTTCCGGACTGCTTTTTTGCAGAAACGTCACGCCCCGCTTACCGCGCAGCCGCGCCATTACGTTCTCAAGCGTCTGGATATCGGATTTGAAAGCACGATCGGACGCCTGATTGAAATTTGAAGCGGTCAACACCCCGAACGTTGTCGCGTTGTAGTTGACGCACTGCAATTCGGCGATCGAGGTGTTGCTGGAAATCCGAAACTGTGCGCCGACGGTATTGTTCAGCCCGGAAAATCCGAGGTAGCTAAGACCGCCCATTCCGTTCAGGTACAGCGACGCTTGCGTATGAAGCCCTGTTGCACCAACAGCGATTTCCTGCGCCTGCGTGAACGTCTTCTTCGTCCCGACGTATTGCGGCGTATCAAGCGTCATCGGTTGTGCAAGGTTGCCGCTGTGCCAGAGATAGCCGAGGTATTTGCCGTCGACCGTCGCCCCGAGCTGGCCAGCCGTCTTCTTCCCCCAGTCGAATCGAAGAGCGTTCCCCTTGTCGCACACTGCGACTACCTCGTCGTTGACACGAAACGTATGGTCGCTGAGTAGGTATTGGTACGATCCTCCGGCGTCTAAAGACCACCACCCCACCGACCCGCTATTTCCGTAGAAATAGCCGGGCATCTTGCCAAGCACAAGGTGGCCTTCGTCGCTTTGAACCGCCGCAGACAGATCGCCGCCCACCGTCAGCTTGCCGCCGACAACCTCGTCCCACATCATTCGACCGCGCTCGGCGACGTGCCAGTTCTTCACACCGTCCGACACGTACTTCACCCAGTCGCCGGCATTCAGCACGTTCAGTTGAGACAGGTCGCCGGCTTGAAACTTGATCACGACCCTTCCCTGAACGTTGAACAAGTGAATACAGGAATTTGGCGGCACGGACGACGCGAGCGGAAACCCGACTTCCTTTCCCGGCTCGGCCATCCAAATCCCGAACCGCTTTCCGATATCGTCCGGCGTCAGGTTCGTACTATCGTTGAGATACCTGAGATCGAGCGGAGTCGAACGTTCGACTACACCGAAATTCTCGTTCGTCTTGATGTGCGCGACGCGGTTGTTGTCGCCGCCACTTCCGCTGGGTGGCTCGCCCAAGACGATTTTTTGAAGTATCGACATCTGAACTCCTATACAGAGAACGTCTCTTCGAACTGCGCCGTCATCGTGTAGACGGCGCCGTTCTTGATCGGCTCGGAGTACTTTTCGCAGACGAAGAGTCCGCGGGCGCGAAGCGGCGGCGTCCAGTAGAACGACTCCGCGCCCGCATGCCGGTCGAGGAAATCGATGATCGCGGCAACCTTCGCCGCGTTACCGACAAACCGCAGATTGAATGTCGATTCGCGATTATTCAGGCCGTCCGCGGCCCGCTGGGTGTAGCCGTCGCCGAACTGGGCTTTGCGCACACGCAGCGTCGTATCGCCGCCGTGCCCTTGTACCGTCGACGGCCATTCAAATGTGTCTTTCATCCTGCAATCCCGTTTTGCGCTCTCCACAAGGTTCCGCCCTGCCGGCGTTCACGTTGTATGAGCTCGCGTATCATCTGTTCCAGCATCTTTCGGAACTCCGCAACCGCGATCAGGCTCGCGGGGTTCGACGATCCGCCCTCGATCGAAACTGGCGCGCTGACCGAGATCCCGCCGTTGCGCGCCGGCGAATCCCCTCCTCCCGCGCTCCCGCCAACGAGCCCACCCGCGGCGAATCGCGCGAAGCCGGATCGCCCCCCTGCGTTCAATCGCTCAAGGTGTGCGCGCACGCCCGGCTGCGACACCACTGCGGCGCGGACCACGAACTCGCCGTTCGAAAGCTGCGCCGGGATGCTGTCGCTCGTGGACGTGCCCGGTCCCCACACCGCCCCGCCCGTCGCGAGATGAAAGCCGTAGGCGTTCGAGCCGACAGCCGCGCTTGCCGCACCACCGAGCGCGCCGACGGCATCAGAGACACCGCCGAATCCCAAAGCGGAGCCGATCGCTCCGAACACCTGAGACATCGCCGCACGCGCCGAAAACCGCGCGAGGTCGGCGATCATGCTGTCAATCAGTCCGCGGAAATTGAGCTTGCCCGACGCCGCGAACGACACGAGTGCATCCTCGGCATTGCGGAACGAACTCGTCAGCGCCTCCTCGGCCATCTGCGCTGCGTTCTGCGCGGATTCCTGATAGACCGCCATCGCCCGCTTCACGCCGACGCGCCAGTCGGCCTGCAACGCGAGCCGCTGCTCGAGATAGCCGCGCTCGCGCGCGACCTGCTCCGCCTCGGCTGTGTTGATGCGCTCGATCTCGGCGATGTACTCGGGCGAGCCAAGCGTGCCGTCCTTTCGCGCGCCCTTCGTCAGTTCGTCCCGTCGACGGCGAAACTCGTCGCCCACGCGATTGATGGCCTGATTCAGCTCGCGCGCGTTGTCACCCATCGACATCGCCCCGAGTTCGCGCTGCACGTCACGCTGACGCTCGACCGCGTAGTCACCGAGCTCCGCGTCGATCTGCGCACTGCGCTCCTTCAGCTTGTTGATCGCGTCGCGATAGCGCACCTCCTTTTCCAGTTGCGACGCTTGCTCGTACATCCCGCGAATCGCCTGCTGATCGCGAAGCAGGCTCTTGTCGTCGTCCGACAGCTTCTTGCGCTTGCTGCGCAGATCCGTCACCTTTTGATCGAACGCGAGGAGATCCTTTTGCGACTGCGTCAGCTTGTCGGTTGCGACCGCCTCGACGCGCAGTTGCGCGATCCGCTGCCGGATGTTGTCGAGCATGCGCTCGCTTTCCAGCGAATGAACACCGCCCCCCTTCGCCGCGCGAGCCACTGCCGCGTTGGTCGACACACGTGCTGTCTGTGCAGAGGCAGAGGCGACCGTCTCGTCGAAGGCTTGCTTTCCGCGCGCGGCGGCCGCGGCGCGAGCTGCGTCAGCATTGAAGCCGAATTTCTCGAACTTCTTGCTCGACAGATCGGCTTGGAACTCCTCAAGCGCCTTCGCGACCACCATCTGCTGATTCATCAGCGCGAGCTCGCGCGTCAGATTGTCGATGTTGGTTCGCGCCCCCGCTGCGGCTTTCGCATCCTTGTCGGCAATCGCTTTTTCGAGCGACTTGTATGCGTCCGCTCGTCCGGCGACGAGGCCGGCCATGCGGGCCTGCGCATCATTCGCGCCCTTCGTCCGCGCTTCGTACTCGGCCTTCTGGCGGGCCGTCATACCGATGACGTCGGATTCTTCCCTGAGCTTGTGGACATATTTCTCCCACGCCTCCGATACCATTCCGCCGGCGAAGAAGTTGTTCGCGTCAGAAAGCAGCCGAACGCCCTCGGCGGCCCCCCTTGCCGCAGCATCCATTGCAGCGAGTGCCTGTGCGCCTTTCTGCGAAGCGAGGCCCGCCGTGTCGATCGCGCCCGCGGCGCGCACCAGTTCCTCGCGCAGCGCTTCGCCGCCGCTCGTCGCCGACACGAAGCGGTCGATCAGTCGCCCGATCTCGCGCGATTTCTCGTCGACGCCGAGGTTCGACGTCTTGAGGCGATCCAGGCCGGCGAGGAATCGATCGAGCGCTGCCTGATCGGCATCCGAGACCACCGACGGCGCATCGCCAAACGTCGGCACCATGACACTTTGCGCCGCCCGCGTCGCCAAACTCCGATATGCCGACTGCGCGTCATCGGCCGCCCGCGACGCCTCTTGCTTCGTGCGCAGCCGCTCAGATTCCTGTAACAGCGGCGTCAGTTGCCGATATTTGTCGATGATCTGATCGAGCGGCGCCTGCATGTCGATCAGACTCGACGTCGCGCTGCTCGCGTTGTCGCGAAACAGCAGCCAGTTTGCGGCAGCCCCAAGCACCACCGTGCCCACGGTCGCCAGAATCCCCGGTAAGCCGCCGACCGCCGCCAGCAAGCCGGAACCAACCGAGCGCATCATCGTGCCCGTACGCGCGAGCGCCGTCTGCGCCGTCGCCGCGCTTTCGGTCGCCGTCTTCAGACCTGCCGCGGTCGCGGTCGCCGCGCGTTCCGCTCGCTCACGAGCCTGCGTGGCAAGCGCGACATCACGCTCGGCTTGCGCAAGGCCGCGGTCCGTCTCGGCCAGCGACGCCGTATAACGCGCTTTGTCGATCGTGCCTTGCTTCGCTGCCGCCTCAAGCGCCGTACGCCGCTGCTGCGCGAGCGCGAGCGACGCTTCGGCGCGTTCGAGCTCCTGCTGCGCGGCTGCCGTCTCGCGAGCGATGATCGCCGCGTACGGCGTGCCCGCGATGCGCGCGCCGATTTCCTGACTGCCGGCGACGCTGGCGCGCGCCGTTGCGACGTGAGCTTGCGCCGTCGCCTCGACCGCCCGCGCTTCGGCGAGCTTCGCTTCCGTGTACTTGATCGAGCCAGCCGTCAACGCCGACTGCATCGCAAGGCTTTCGCGCATCGCTCGCATGCCCGCGAGCTCGGCCTGCGCTGAAGCCTCCGCCGCTTGCGCGTTCTGAAGCTTCGCCGCCGCGGCAGCGCGATCGCCCTGCGCTTTGGCGAGCGCTGCCTGCGCCGCCTCGTGTTGCTTGATCGTCTCCTCGACGAGCGCTCGCCGGGCGCCGACCCACGCTGTCGCCGCCTGCGTCGCCGCGACTGCGGATTGCCCAAAGTACACGGCAATCCGCCCGGCCGCGAGCGACACGCCGAGTTTCACGATGCCGTCGATGTGTTCTGCGACGTACGTGATCCCCTGCGCGAGCTTTTGGCTCGCGCCGGTCGCGTCGTTCGCCTTCCCGACGTACGCGACGATCTCCGTTTGCAGGCGCGTCATCGCCTGCCCGACGGTCACATTGACCTTGCCGAACAGATCGTTCGTGCTCGCCCCGGCACGCGTCAGCGCGTCGATCAAATTTTCGACCGTAAGCTTGCCGTCTTCCGCCAGCGACTTGAGCTGAGCTGTGCTCGTGCCCATGCCCCGCGCGATCGCATCAGCGACGCCCGGCAGTTCCTCAAGCACGCTCTTCAGATCCTGCCCGCGCAACTGGCCGGCCGCGAACGCCTGCCCGAGCTGCACGATGCCGAGCCGGGCCGTGTCAGCCGACACGCCGGACAGTGCGACCGCCTTACTGATCGTCTCGACGAGTGGCCCGACCTGCTTGATGGTCAGACCGAGATGCGACGTGTTGTTCGCGATCCGCTGATATAGCTCAGCCGTCGCATCGAGCGGTTGACGTGTGTCGCGCGCGATGCGCAGCACGTCGTTCTGCGCAATCGCAAAATCGATCTGGTCACGCGTGACGATCCGAAGGCGATTGCTCAGGTTCGTCCATTCGTCGGCGTACTCGATCAACTGATGCACGCCGAACGCCGCCGCAGCGGCCTGTGCGTACTCGCGGATCGAACTGCGCGCCGCGTCGAGCGCGCGCACCGTGACCTGCACGCTCGCGGCGTTCGAGGCAAACGCCGCATCCGCAGTGCGCCCGCCGTCGCGCACCGCATTGAAATACGAGCCGGCCGTCGACGAGAGACCGCGCATGCGGCGGTCGTATTCGGTCGTATTCGCCGTAACGCTGACGATCAGCTCGCGAAGGCTTGTTGCCATAGTGTTTTCTCGCCTACTTCGCCATGCGCATCAGGGCGGCTTGAAACGGATCGCCGCCCCCTTCCTCTCCCTCCGCCGTCGCGGGCTCGCCGGACCATCTCGGCATCATGTCCGACACCTTGACCTTTGCGCCCTGCGACTGAAACGCCGCCGCCGCGATCATCGCCGCATGCAGATCCGCACGATCGTCTGCAACCGGCGATTCCGCGTCGTACCCGATCCAGAGACTCAGCTCGGCGGACGACATCTGCTCGCACAGCTCGGCCAACGTCTTGCCGAGCCGCAGCGCGAGCGACATCAGGAAGCGGAGGCCTGGGGTTCGGCAGAAGGCTTTTTTGCGTCTTCGACCGGGTCGACGTCGAGCTTGCCGAATTCGAGCGCCTTCACGACGATGCGGTTGTGCACGGGGCCGAACGCAGCCGCGACCGCGGTTGCATCGTCGTCCGAGAATAGCCGCCGCCAACCATCCGGCGTTTCACCGAACACGACACGAACGAACAGCCGCGCATTCGCCTGCATGTGCGCGTCGTCGCTCGCGCGCGTGAACTTCTCGCGAACCGCCGTTTCGTCGTCGCCCTCCGTTACCCCGGCGATGTCCCGAAGCGCTTCGATCCAGAACATGCGGTCGCCGACCGTCGGCTCGCGCACTGCGATCTTTTCGCCATTCCATTCCGGTACGTTCATCAATTCGTACCGCCAACCGGTCAGCGGGTTCAGCACCGCTGCACGCAGGCTCGTCACGCCTTGGTTTTCGTTTTCCATGCTCATTTCCTATCTGCGATCGGGGAGTTACGCCGCCGGCGGTGGCACGATCTTCGGCGAGCCGCTCACGCGCACGCTGTACGTCGTCGAAATCAGCCCATTGACCGACGCCGCCCACGTGTACTGACGCACCATGCCGGCGAACAGAAACTGCGATTTGTCGGCGAACGTGACACGGAACACGTGCTTTTCGCCTGTCGCGCGCGCGGCACGCAGAATGTTCTGCCCTTCGTCGTTCGATTGGTAATTGCCGTCGACCGAGAACTCGCCCGGATCGGGCAAGCCGAGCTCCGATTCCTTTTCGTCGCTCGCGAACGTCGTCGCGTCGATTTCTTCCGACTGCCCGCCCTGCCACTGAATCTGTTTGCCCGTCGTACTAAGATCGACGAACACCAGATCGGCCGCATCGAAATCGGTCGACGCAACTTTCGACACCTCGACCTTCGTGCCTTGCGCCTTGATGCGCTTGCTCTTCTCGGCCATTGGAAAAACCCCTCAGAAATGAAAAAGGCCCGCACGCGGCGGGCCAGACAGAAATAGGATCGTTCAGAACTGCACGGATAGTTCGAGACTCACCCGGAAGTCCCCGGTGTCGCTCGAAAAGTCGTCGGGCAGTTCGCTAACACCACCGACGGCGAATTTGCCGCTCGACGACGCGCGGTCGATCACCTGATCAGCGATCGCGTCGGCCTCGGTATAGGTGCTCGCGTACACGTCGATCTGGAACATGCCCGACTTGCCGCCGGTTGCGCCAACGAGCGCCATATCGCGCGCGCCGCTCACGCGGAACACGACGTAGTACGGCGATTGCGCTTTCGATCCCGCCACGCCGATGTATCCCTTCGCAACACCGACCGTCCCGATTGCGTCACGGATGACGATTGCGCTCACGAGCTACCTCCGACGACCGCATCGACTGCACGCGCAATCTCCGTTCGAATCGCGCCTTCGGCCTGCGCAATCGACGTGTCGAACGCTGGACGCATGAAAGGTTCGGCCTTCATATGCTGCGCGCCGAGCTCGACGAAGCGCCAGTAAAACGCGTTGCTCGGCGAATCGGCCTTACCCTTCGTGCGTACTCGCACGCCTGCGGTCGCCACGCCCGGCGATTCCTTCTGCTTCAGCAACGTTGACACGATGTTGCGCTTGAGCTTGCCGGTTTTTTTCGGCGCGCGCGCACGCGCTTCGTCGCGAATCACCTTGGCGCCCGCCAACGTCGCACGCCGTAGCGCCTTCGTCGACTGCGCTCTCGCCAGCTTCGCGAAATCGGCTTGCAGATCCGCCAGTCCGACGATCTGGATGCTAGACATACTTCTCTCCCACCTTCACCGACAGGTCAAGGTATCCGCGCGTGCGCGCGGGCAGCACGGCCGTGATGTCGTACAGCCGGCCGCCATACCGCACGCGCATCTGCTCGTCGATGCCGGCTCGATAACGAATGCGCATGCTGGCGACTGTGGAGCCTCGCACTGCCCCCGACACGACGTGTTCCTTGCCGTTCACGAACAGCACGTCGGCCCACGGCCGCGCGTGCACGACCCACGAGTTCGGCAAGGCTTCGCCGTTCTCGTTTTCTTCGCCGCTCGGCCGCTCGATGACGATGCGCTCTTTGAGTTTTCCGGCTTTCATCAGAACCTCGGCGGAACGGTGATCGAATCGAGCAGCAGATCGGCATAACCGTCCGGCATCTGTGCGATGGTCTGACCTTCGGAGAACAGCTCCCGATGGTCGTACGCCCATGCCGCCGCGAGCAACAACCATGCGCGCACCGACGGGTGTTTGTCGATGTCGATCCCGGCCTGATACGTGAGCGTCACGGCTTGCGCCGACGGCCAGTGGCCGGTGCCGAGCGGTGCGCACAGCGATTCGCGCCCAAGTTGCACGAGCTCATACGTCCGCGGATCCAGAATCGACGTCATGCCGGCAGCGTCGCGCGTTTCGATGCGTTCGATACACAGCACCTGGCCGATCGACAGCGGAAAATCCTGCCCCGGGAAACCCGCTAGCCGCTCGACGTAGCGCGCCTTGCGAATCGCCGCGCCCGACTTTCGCTCGGCCGCATGACGAGCGCCCGGAATCACCACGCGCTCGACGAACGCGCGCTCGTCATCATCATCGATTCGGCACTGAATGGCGACGTCCTCGAAGGTCAGCGGCTCCGCGTCGTCCAGATAGTCGACGAGAACAGCGCCCATAGCGGCTTACCCCTTCGTCGCCGTCGGCTTGGACGTGTCAGCCTTTGTTGGCGCTTTCATTTCCTTCGCTTCTGGCTCATGCGCACGTGCAATCTGCGCCTCGACGAGCCGGTCCGCATGCGCATCCTCGAACCCCGCGACATCACCCGGCGTGTACTGCGCGTAATGCCGCTGAAACTTGACCACTTTCATGTTCTTCTCCGAAGTACGGCCCGCTGATATACCGGACAAGCCGCACGGTTGCAGATGCGCTTACGCGCCCCAGGTGACGCCCGCCAGCACCGAAATCGACTCGACGTGGCGCGGGCCGAAGTCGTTCTTCGCGATCACGCGGATCAGCGTCTGATCCCGCTGGAACGCGCTGATCACGTTGCCGTCGGCATCCTTGTAGGTCGCCTCCTTGCTGTAGTCGATTTCCAGCGTTTCGGCCTCGCCGATGAACACGTCGCCGAAGTCGGTGAAGTAGATCTCCGACTCGTTGCCACCGGCGCCGAGGTTGATCGGCACCTGCGTCGTCTTGCCGACCGGATAGCCCTTGAGCAGGCCGTTGGCGAGCTCCGGATAGACCTTGTTGCCATTGCCGTCACGCAAGCCTTCGAGGAAGCGAAACGTACGCGGCGCCATGATCCAGCCCGGCTGCGTCAGATTGGCGTCGGCGTTCTCCAGCGCCAGAATCACCTTGCCGAGATCCGTTTCGATCTTTTGCAGCGTCGATGCGTCGCTCGCCGGCAGAACATTGCCCGGAAGCGCCCAGAAACGCAGACCCTTCGGGGTATTGGCCGTGCCGTCGTCGCGAATGAACGCCTTGTCTTCGCGTGCGCCGATCGCCGACGTCAGGTCGCCGACCACGATCTGATCGACGTTCGGATTTACGCCCGCGTACTTGATCAGGTCGTTGGCGATCGGCACGAGCGCGGCCATCTTCTTGGCCGTCAGCTTCAGATCGTCGAACTGTTGCTGCGTGGCCGGAATATCGGTGTCTGCGCCGATATAGCCGACGATGGCGCCGCCCTTCAGGCGCGGGATGGTAATGTTGCCGTTCGTCAGCGGCAGCGTGCGCGCCCCCAGCCGGCGAACCACAGACTTCGGGCGCAGCAGCTCGATGACTTCGCTCGACAGGTTCTCCGGCACCAGCACACCGCCCGCGCCCGGCGACAACGTATTGAGCGACATCGCGACTTCCTCACCAAAACCGCGCTCCAGCGCGATCTTCGAGGCGAGTTGCGCGTCGCCCCGTGCGGCCGCCAGCGCACGCACAATGCGGGCCATCTTCGCGCCCTTCACTTCCGGCGCCTTCGGCTGTGCCGGCACGGTGGATGCAGCCGGCGCCGCGACAGCGGCCGGCGTCGGATCGATCGGCACCGCTGCCGCTGCGGCCATCCGTTCGGCGGCTTCTGCGCGCTCGATCTGCGTGGTGAGGTCGTTGAATTTCACGCTGAGCTGGTCGAATTCGGCCTGCTGCTCGACCGACAAGGCAGCGCCGCCCGCCTCAATCTGCGCCAACGCCTGCACACGCTGGTTGATGGCTGCGCGTTCGCGGCGAAGTTCATGGATGTTCACTTACCCTTCTCCTAAAAAAATGCCACCCGAAGGTGGCAGTGCTCAACTGAGACGCGAACGCGCTCGGATGTTGATCGTAAAAACCCGATTTTTTCGGTGGCTTACATCGTGGCTTGCATGTTCATCGCGGCCGCACGGGCGGAAATGCTGCGTCGCGCGCTGCCGCCCTGACGTTCGGCGCGCGACGCGCGCACTTCGGCCGCAATCCGGTTGATTGCGGCCTGGGGCGTCTCGACGCTGTCCGCCAGTCCCGCCTCGACGCCCTGCTGACCGAAGAAGATGCCCGCCTGCGTGTTCTTCACTGCCTGCGTGCTCAGGCCGCGGAAACTCGCAATGGCATCGACGAACTGCTTGTAGCTGTTCTGCACCATGCTGGTGAGGAACGCCAGCGACTGATCGCTCAGCGGCTCGTGCGGGGTGAGATCGTTCTTGTGGTCCCCGGCAAACACCGACGTCACCTTGATCCCTTGCTGCTCGTCACGTTTGGACACGTCCAGATGGTTCGCGATGACGCCAATCGACCCGACGCCGGACGTGCGGCTCACGATGACCTGCGACGCCGCAGCGGCAATCAGATAGCCGCCCGAGAACGCCGAGAAGTTCACGATCGCGGTAATTGGCTTGACCAGCGACGCGGCCCGGATATCGTCGGCCAGTTCGAACGCGCCGGTGGCGCTGCCGCCATTGCTGTCGATATCGAGCACGATGTGTTCGACCGCGGGGTCGGCCACAGCCTGATTCACCGCGGCACGCAGCCCCTCGTAGCTCGTCATCGGCTCGCACGGGTTCATGTGCGCGGAGCGCGAAACCAGAATGCCCGACACCGGAATGATGTCCAGGCCGGTGTCGGCGACCAGCGCACGACGACGCTCGGACGCCCGAGCCATCTGCGCGCCACGGTCGAGCTCGTCATCCTCCATGAGTTTCGGCTGTGCGCTGTTCACCGTCAGGTTGACGATGTTCAGGTTCAGCGCCTGATTGGCCCACTGCACCGCGAGCGACATCATCGGGTCGGTGACGAGCTGCGGCTGATTGAAAATCAGGCTGGCGAGTCTGAGGTGCGGTTTCAAGAAAGGATCCTCCCAATTTCGTCGAGCGCCGCTTTCGTCGGCTCGGTTTTGCCCATCGGTATCGGCTGGGGCTTGGACGCATCGACCATGTTCATCGGACTCAGGTAGATGTCGCCGCCCTTGACCGGCGGCATGTTCTCCAGCCGCCGAATGTCGTTGATCGACAGCCACCCCCACTGGCGCCCGACCGCATACGCGGCGTAGCGCGACGACTGATCGCCGCGCAAGAGCCCCGCGAGGTTGTATTCAATGAAGTACTGCTTGCGCTCCGACGGCAAGAGCAGGTCGCGCGTCTTCGCCTGTTCATGCCGTTTCACCCACGGCAGCAGCGTGTAGATCACGAACTGGAGCGACTGATGCTCGATGTTGCTGAACGTCGCCCGCTCCAGCTCGTTGACCATGTGAGCCGGGATTTTGTAGATCCGCGCGATATCGAGCGCCGACAGTCGCAATGCATCGATCAGCGCCGCGTCGACGTTGGTCATCGACAGCGGCTTGAACGTCATGCCCTCCTGCAACAGCGCGACCTTCTTCGCGTTACCGGACCCGCCGAACTTCGCGTTCCAGCCGTCGGTGATGCGATCAACGCTTGCCTGATCCTTCAAGGCAGGCGCGTCTGTCGGCCGTTCAATGACCCCCGACAGCGCCGTGCCGTTCATGAACGATTTGCCTGCGTACTGCTGGATCGCCTGTGCGTGCCCGATCGCATTCGCATGCAGCAAGACCGGAGACAGGCCCGTATACCCGTTGATCGACATCCATCGAACATGATGAACGAGCCGTTGCGGCAGCGGATCGGCGCCGGCCACGCGATACATCGGCTTCAGGTCCGGTCCCTTCATGACCGTCACGGCTTCGTTGTCGAGCGGATACAGTCCCTGAATCACGCCGTCCTGATCGCGATCGATGAAGCTGTAGCTATTGCCGCGAAGGCCCACGGCCACCTGCGACTGCTCCTGATACTCAAATGGCGTTTGCCACGGGTTCGGCTCGTACTTCAGGATCGAATACAGCGGATGATCGGTCGCCGGCTTTCGGTCGTCGCCGGAGCGCTCATACAGTTCGACCGGCAACTGCGCGATGCTTTCCGCCAACAGCGTGACGCAGTTTTGCAGGACCGTCAGCGACAACGCGCTCGCGGGGGTGACGACTTGTCCAGCTTCGGACCGGGCGCTACCCAGCAGCGCCGATACCCAACCGCCCGAACCCGGCTGCGTCTGGCCGAGGTTCGACAACAACTGCCTGCTGAAAAACATCGCGCTACTCCTTCGGCTGTGTGGCGCGCGCCGCGCGCGCGGCCGCGATATCCGCCAGCAGCGCCCACAACATCAGCAATACGCCGGCGACGATCAGCCCGATCGCGCCGGCGACGATCAGCCCGATCGGCACGCTGATCAGCACCACGCCTGTCACCAGCAGCGCAAACCCGGCGAGACCCGCCACCCAGGCCGCAATACCCATGAATTTCAAACGCCCACCCCTTGATCGTAGATCGACTCCGAATCGACGCGATCGGCCAGCATCGCGCGGCCCACCGCCATGATGAGCGCCACGGCGCCGTCGATTTTGTTGTCGTTGCCCTGCTTGACCGGACGTACCACGTCGTCGTTGCCGGGCAGGTTCTTGCCGATCACGTTGCTGATACACCACGTCATGATCGGATTACCGTCGTGATGGAACCGTCGTGACGTGATCGCTGCTTCGAGCTCCTTCATCGGGTCCGACATGTTCGTGTAGTTCTGCACGATCGTGACCGGCGTCAGGCCCTCGTCCGCGAGCTGGTGCGACAGGTTCGTCGCACCATGCGGATCGAGCGGCGTGCATTGAACCGGGCACCGCCGGTTGGCTTCCTTGGCTTCTTCCAGAATCTCGCGATAGTCGATCTCCGCGCCATCCGTTTCGATCAGGAAGCCGTGGTTGACCCACGCCTGATAGCGCTCGGCCATACGACGGTTTTCGGTATTGCGCACGGTGTCTTCCGGCACCCAGAATCGAGGCGCCACGCAGAAGTAATGCCGCCGCCCGTCGATATCGCGCCAGAAAAGCCGCGCCATGCTGTTCAAGTCCAGCTTGCGCGCCATGTCCAGCGCCAGCACGCAGTCCTGTCCCTCGAACTGCTTGAGCGACAACGATCGGTCCTCGCACGCCTTCCAGTCTTCGAGGTTGAAATAGCCCGCCTTCGCCGACGTCCACACGTTCAGGTGTTTCGTCTTGAACGTGTTCGTGAACCGTGCCGACTTGATCGCGCGTTGCTGCTGGCTCTCCAGATACTCCTGATAGACCGAGATGCCGATGTTCGGGTTGGCTTTCGCGAGCACGCGCGGATCGGTCCAATCGTCGTCTTCGTCGATGGTCCAGATCCACCCGAAAAGCTCGTCGTCGGGCACCGTCCCTTCGAGCATTTCGATCACCTGCCGGCGCTTGTCGTAGCACGGCCCTTCGATGTTGGCACCCGCCGTCGTGATGACGAACATCAACGGCTGCCGGCGCGCGCCCATCCCCGTGAGCATGGTTTCGTACTGCGCGTTCGTATCGTGCTCGTGATACTCGTCCTCGATCGCGCAGGACGGCGACGCGCCATCGCCCGGATTGCCGATGATTGGCTCGAAGCGGCTACCGTCTTCGGGCCGATTCAACGCCTGTGCGTTAACCTCAATGCCGAGGTGTTCGATGAGCAGCGGCGAGCGCTTCACCATCAGCCGCGCCGGCCGAAAGACTTCCCAAGCCTGCCGCTCGGTCGTCGCGCCGCAATACACCTCGGCGCCGAATTCGTCGTCGGCGGTAAACATCGCAATCCCGACGCCCGCGGCGATCACGCTTTTGCCGTTCTTGCGCGGCACCTCCCAGTACGACTCGCGAAAGCGCCGAAATCCCGTCTTCTTCCTAACCCAGCCGAACGTGCAAGCCAAGCCGAACAGCTGCCACGGCTCGAGCGTCACGAGCTGGCGCTTGTAGGCCCATTCGCCCTTCGTATGCGGCAAAAGCTGAATCAGCCGCAGCTTCTTTTCCGCTTTTGCCGGGTCAAATTTGTACTTGAACGCGGCCGACTTGCTCGCCGCGAGATCGTCCAGATGACGCTGGCACGCGAGAATCACCCATCGACATGCCGGCACCTTCCCGCGCACGACGTCACGTGCAAACTGGTTCGCTCGCGCGACCAGCGGAAAAGACTCTCGTGCCATGCGTCAACCCAGCAGATCGGCAAAGGGATTGCCGGCGTTCTTCTTTTTCGGGCCGATCAGACGCTGACGGCTCGACGGATCGAGCCCGAGCATCGCGCCGAACGTCGCCATCTGGCCGGCTGCCTCTTTCACGACGGTCGCGGCCGGGTTTTTCACCGGGCCGCCCTGTGCCCCTTCTACCACCGGGCCTTCACGCGCCAGTTGCTCTTGCGCGCGTCGCCAGTTGCCGTATGCCGCGCAAAAAATCTCGACGTTATGCAGGTCCGTGAACTGGAGAATCTTCTGCTTGCAGAGCAGGGGCGCAACGCGCTCCCACATCTCGACCGCCAGCGGATCAAGCCATTCCGGCGGATCGATATTTGTCACCAGCCCGAAATCGGGCTCTTGGGTATTCAACTGCCGCTTGCCCGGATTACCGGCGGCCTCTTTTCTTGCAACGGGCTTCGGTCGACGTCCGGAGCGGCCCGCAACTCCGGGCATGTTTTGCTCAACCTTTAAATTTCATTTTTCGCGGGCGTGAAAATTTGACGAAGCGGGCGGTCCCGGAGGCGACACCTCCTAGACTTTTTCACCCCCCCTCCCCGCCCGGCGCATACGCCGGGCGGGCAACGACGGGCGCAGCCACCACCACGTCACCGCAACCGCTCGCGCGCCGTCTTCGCCGCGTGACAGTCACGGCAGATCGCTTGCAGGTTCTCGTCGTGGTCGGTGCCACCCCGCGCCTTCGAAATAACGTGGTCAACCGCAGTGGCGACAGTCACGCGCCCTGCTTGCAAACAGGGCTGACAGAGGCCGCTGTCGCGGCGCAAGATGCGCTGCCTGATCTTGTCCCACGCGGTTCCGTATCCCCGCGCATGACGATTGCCGCGCACCGCGTCGGACTTCCATTTGACGGCCTCGTGCGCATGTTGATCGCAGTGCGACTTACCATCCGCGACGAGCGCACCGCACCCCCGGTGCTTGCACGGCTTCATCGGGCGTCGTGCCATCTCTACAAATCCGCTAACTTTGTTTGCATATTTGTTAGCAATGTGCTAACATGCGTTCATGCACTCAATCGAATTCACCAAACAAGCCGCCCAAGCCCTCAAGGCAATGCCGCGCAACATTTCGGCGACGATTCGGGCAAAGATCGATGCACTGGCAGTTGACCCCTACGCACCGAATCCGAACGCGAAAAAGTTGGCGGGCCAGCCCGGCTACCGGCTCCGAGTTGGCGATTGGCGTGTGTTGTACGAAATCGAAGATGGCCGCGTCGTGATCGTTGTGCTGGCCGTCAAACCCCGTGGAGGTGCCTACAAATGACCGAAGTTCAATTTATCGAGCAGGACGGCCACCGGGCCTTTGCCGTGGTCCCCATCGAACTGTGGGACCGCGTGAAGGACCTGATCGAAGACCTCGAAGATGAAGCGCTCTACGCGCAGGCCAAGGCAAGCGACGACGGCCGCCGCATCCCGGCCGCTGTGCTCGATGCTGAACTGGCGGGCGATCACCCTGTTCGAGCTTGGCGCAATCATCTGCGCATGACGCAAGATGCGCTCGCCGCAGCAGCCGGCATCAGCAAACCGTATCTCAGCCAAATCGAAACCCGGCAGCGCGTCGGTACTACCGACGTGCTGTCTAAGATCGCCAGCGCACTTGCCGTGCCCGTCGACGACTTGATCGAGTTGCCGCCTGCACAGTCGTAACGCAATGTCGCTCGTCTCGTCGATCTGCGTAATGCAGTCGCATGAACTCGATGACCGCCACAGCCGCACGCACCCAGTGCGAACGACAGCGAAACATCAGAACGGCCACAGCAACTCCCGGTGCGGAAATGAAAAAGCCCCGCACGGCGAACCGGCGGAGCTTCTCGCATGCAACTTGTGCAGCATGGCAAAGATCATATACAGCTGTAACAGTGGCGTCAAGTAGGCACTCAGACCTCGGAGTTCGACGTCGCTGGCATCCGCGCACAGCTAGCAGGATACGTCACTGCGCTGGCGAAGCGACAGCCGCAGTGCGTCCGCTATCCCAAGACTCGTTGAACTACAACCGCCGCTCAAGCAGTTTCTGCGTAAGCTCGTCGACAACCGAACCGGGTAGAGTGAAGCCATCGAAGATCTCATATAACGGTTTAATCGCCGTCTTCACATACTCTGCAAGCGCGGATGGTGGCACGTCGACTGGAACCGTAACCATAGACGTCACCGCGTCCTGTTTCGCCGTGCGAGGCGTGATGTAGCGCGCCGGATTTGCCCATGACGTCAGCACGCGATCTTTCAGCCCTTTCCAGCGAAACATGAACTCGAGCTTTGCCCGCTCATCGACTTGCAGTGCAGCGGCAAACGCGATGCCCACCGCGATTGCCTCGGCAACTCGAAGCATCGGCAGGATTGCGTCGAGGAAATCCATCGGCTTCGGCGCCCTGCCGTTCCACGTGATGTCGTCTTCTAAAGCTCGGTAAAGATAGAAACGCCCGCTCGGGTCCTGTCGCATAAAGTCGAGAGCTGGAAACATCGCCGGGCCAAAGTCCGCGATAAGCGTTTCCCACGAACCTTCCATAATGTATGGCCGCTGGTCCCTGTTACCGAACTGCCGGCTGCTTAGCCACACCGGCCACCCCGTATATGAAGGGTTGCTTGAACTGAGCAGGTTAGCGAACTCGCTCAAGGCAGGCACTTGAAACTGCCCGTCAATGATTAGGGCGACTTCCCAAGATCCGTGCGGCGGCAAATTCAGCCCGCGCTCTTTGGTCAACGCGAGAAAGCGGGCTGCCCCTTGCCCCAACACGCCTTCCAGCTGCTCGCTCATCGATTGCTGAATCGGAGCACTACCCACGACAGTGCTCATAATCTCGCGTAACGCACTGGCGTCAACGCCCGCCAGATGCCTGCGGAGAAACCGCCCAATGTCGGCTTCACGATTTTCGAAACAGATGTCGACTAGCCGCCTCCAGTCCTTCGCTTTTGCCTTTGAAGTGCTCGCTGTATTATTGCTCTCCAGAGTGCGGACATAGACGGCATCCTTCTCAACATGAACCTTGCCGCCCTCACCAGTAAGCGTTGCCTTCGCGCAAACGGGCGTTTGAACGCCAGGCGGTATTACTATCACAGGGTGAATGACGCCATCATGCTCTACAAACTCGACCGCAACTTCGAATGTCTCGGATGAATATTTCGAAACTACCCCCTGGATCACATCGACGTGAAACGCTGCGCGAACATCGTCTGGCTTGCCATTGCACTCCGCTTTAAGCGTATCGTTATTAAGCCCGATGACGAGCGCTCCCCCTCCGTGATTGCGCAAGGCAATTGCAGCCTTGACGATCTTCTCTTGGCCGGCGGGTCCGGTTGGATCTATCCATGTCTTGATCTCGACCGCGAGGCTCTCTTGAGGTCGTTTGATCAGTTGCTCGATCCATTGACGATCCATCTCTGCCATTGCAATTGGCCCCCGGGCACGTAATTGATGGTCGCCATCTTACCGCTCGTCAGCGGTCCACTGAAAGTATCAATTATGCGCATTCGGCTGCACAGCTTATCAGCCCAGTCTCTTCGAAATATGGCGTAAGCCTGCCTACCGCTAACGCCTCCACTTCCCGCAGGCGCGCCGCGATCTTTCCGTACACGCGCTTGTATGTCATATGGCTCGCGCCGAAACTGCGCTCGAGATCGCGAAAGCTGATCGTCGCGCGCGCGTGATTCACATACAGCCGAGCAAGCAGACAGTCGAGCGCGAGGTTCGAAATGCCGGGGAACGACGGCTCCAGCCAACGCGAAAGGTTCTGGATCGCTTCGGAGCGCTCGGAGAGGAAGTAGTAGCGCTTCACGCCATCAGCGTCCCGCGTGTCCCCCATTTGACCAAAGCGCGCGATCACCGCCCATCGCTCGACGTCCATCAGCTTCGTGCGGACCGCACTCACCACGGCAGCACACTGTGCCCGCACTTCCGCCGCGTCGAGCCCGCTGAAGTTCACTGTAGAGTCAGCGGCCGATCCGGTCAATTGCCCGAGCCATTTGCGCTGTTCCTCGGACAGCTCGGGCTCGAGCTCCATTGCCCGAATAAGCGCCGTTCGAAGCACGTTCTTCGCGCGTGGCTCGCTCGCCAGAATCATGAACGACACGTGCAGCGCTTGGCGAGTGCTATCGAAAATGAAATCCATCTGTTGTCTCATGGAAGAACGCGGAACGGGGTGCCCCAGTACACCAGCCAGTTGATCAAGACCGTACGTATCTCCTCGCTTCGAGGAAACCGCATTTCGATTTGGCCGTCGTCGAGCTCGACACCCTCGAGCGGACAGCCGGGGAATGCAATGAACCTGTTCCCGGTAAGCGCTTCACTTCTCCGTATCGCCATCTTTGCCACCGGTTCCACGATGTCGCTCATATTGAAGTAGAGATGAGCGCTCACGACATCCCCCGCACGTCCCATGCGCTATCTCCGCTCTCGATGAATGCGCCGAGCACGCCCGAATGCCTATTGCGATGCACGTATGCCTTCGTCCGGAAAACGCCCGGCCCCACCCAACGGCCATCGCACTCCGGGATGCGCGATCGGTGCATTTCGGGAATAAACGCATCCACCTCGACGGCCGCGACCAACTGGCGCTTAACGGTGGCGATTCGAGCGATTCGAAATACTGTCGCGTCGATCTCGCGCTTCCGCTCACAGACGATAATTCCGCCACGTCCGCGATGTCTCGGCACGCTATACGAACCGTCCGGAATCTCAACCCACATCCTCACTGGCAATTTGCTTCTCCCATCTTTCGAGCCCGTACCGGCGCCCATTCTTCGAATGCCCGATCCCACACATCGAACTTGGCCTGCTTCGGCGTGCCGACCCGGTTCTGATCGATCCACGCGTGACACGCGACGCAACCGGGAACCGTAAATTCGTTTCTCGCCTTCATCGCCCCGGCCTTCCCGTGGCGCGATTGGTTCGAGTGGCACGGCACAACGGTTTCGTCGAGCGGGTTAAGACGGCACACACCCGGCACACGCAGAAAGCACGGTTCGCCGCGGCACGCCGCCAAATACTTCGAACCCTCGGCGACGGTCGGCCGCTTGATCCGCTTCACGATCGCCTTCTGACGCTTCAGCGTCGCCGTTCGCGTCAGGCTGCTGAACGGCGAATGCGGCTTTCGTTTGAATCCCGTTCGCTTCATTGGCGCCGATCGCGTTGCGCAACGACTGCGCAGGAACGAATCATCCGGTCCATGGCGAATGCCGCGTGCGCGATCGCCGCGTTACGTTCTCGATGCTGTTGGGCTGCTCGCTTCAAGAGCCTCTCTTGCGGCGACTCAGTCGGCGACGGAAGTTCCTTGAGCAAGCAGCGGTACGTCGTGGGGCGCGAGCCTTCGATGCGCTCAACATACTTCTTGCCGAGAAGGTTTCGTATGCGCCCCTTCACCGTATCAGTCGTCATCGACGCTTCGTATCCGATCTGCTCAATCGTCAGCCCGCGGCGGCCGGCCTTCCGCTTCAAGCAATCGCAGATCAGCCAGTTCCCCGTGCTCAAGCTCACCGTCTTCTTCACTCGACCTCCTGAATCGTGATGCCGTGCTCTCGGAGCATCAGCTTTCGTTTAATGACGTAGTCCTTGTTCTTCCGTGTCACCGCTGATTTCACGTCCTCGACCACAAGCTCACCCACCGAATTGCGATAGGTGAAGTCGGCAACGTACTCGACTGCTCGCTCGATCGAACCGTCGGAACGCCGCTGACGCGCGATCAGCTCAAACGCCACCTGACGCCGAAGACCGCTGATCAGCCCGACGTCTTGTTGCTTGATCAACTCGAACCATCGCGACCGCTCGCGCTTGCTGTCGAACCTGATGCCGTCGTGCTCGCACTTCGTGTTGCGGTACTTCGAGCGCTTCGCCGTCATTACCGGCGTGAAGAGTGGCCGGTCGAGGTCGCCGGATGCGATTTCGTCGAATTCGGAGTTTGGCTGCTTGCCCGTGCGGCGCGCCAGCTCGCGCTCGGCGAAGCTGCGACCGATAGTTCGGTCGTCGCGCACGCGTGCCGTGCCAACCATCGCCGTACCCTCGGGAACGACGAGCGGCCGTGAAGCGCGCTTCGTCACGTCGCCTCCTGATCGCGCGGGATGTCGTTGAAGTACCGGTACAACTGCTCGTAGGTCTCATTCCCAAAGCGACCAGCCTCGCGAAGCATTTCCTCCATCGCCTCGCCGGGCCCGTTCGCCTTGACGACGCGCGCCTTAAAACGCATGAACACTTCGCCCTCGCGCTGCTCGATGCCGAGTTGCTTACCGCGGTCAGTGACACCTTGCGCGCTCTTGTGCCAGTCGGAAGGAACGTCCTGCCCGCTCGTCGTCGTGCCGTTCGGCTTCACCGGGAACAGCCCCGTCCAGCCGCGCAATACCGCTTCGTCGATGCAGTCCGCCGGGGCATGCCCAAGCTCTCTCAGCTTCTCGAGGCGGCGCAGCGACACCTTCGCCGCCGGGCGTGTCCACGGCGCCGACTTCTCCGCCGCTTTCGCCTCGCGGTGCTCGCACCAGTCGAGCCACGCGTCGACGGGCAACCAGTCGGGCAGCTCGATTGATCGCAGTTCGCCATGCAACGCAACTCGCGGCGCACGCCGCGCGGGTTGATGGTTCTCTGATGGTTCTATGACGGTTACTGATGATTCGGGTGCAAAAGCTTTGCACCCTTTAGTGCTGTGATTTGCACCCTTTATGTCGCCAGTTGCACCCTTTACGTCGTCGTTTGCACCCTTTCCATTGGGTGCATTTTTTGCACCCTTTGAACCCGACGAAATGGGCGCAAGTTCTGCACCGTTTATCCAGTCCGAATTGATTCGGTATTCGCGCGTATTCCCACGCCCGCCCTTCGACTCGCTCACGAGAATTAGCCAGCCCGACTGCTGCATCCGGCGAAGCTGGTACTGCACTGCACGCGGCGATTGGCGCGTCTTCGCAGCCAATTTGTCGACGCTCGGATAGATGTGCGTCCCGTCGTCGTGCGAATGGTCCGCGAGTGCCAGCGCGAGAATCATCTCGCCGCCGCCTTCCGGATAGCGCTCGAACACCGCGTTCATAACCTTGACGCTCATAGGCTCCTCAGTGCCCGCACGGCAACGCGCCGTCAGCGTCAGTCTTTGCGCCACATGACAGACACGTACGCGTGGCCGCTGCGCGAGCTGTCATCGCAACGGGCGTCACTTCGCCAGCGCGCGCCGGAACTGGCTCTTTGATGTCGGTCGGATTCAAGACGCCCTCCCGAGAGTCAAGCGATAGGCGCTCGGGTGACCGGGCCGGCGCGTAATGCGCAGCGCACCGGCTTCCTCCAACGTGCGAAGGGTCGACGACACGGTCACGCGCGTCACGCCCGCGAATTCCGCAATGGCGTCGATCGACGGATCGCAATTCCCCTGCTCATCGGCCAACCGCGCCAGAAAGATCAGGATCACCTTGGCTGTCGGCGGGAACTGCTCGCGCATAGCGCGGTTGAGGTGCTCGAAACTCATTCGGCGGCCTCCTGTGCGCTTTCCGCGTCGTCAATACCGAGCACCCATCGCAGCGCCGCCAAGCGCTCGCCCGTCGCCTCCGCGAGCGCCGCCTCGATCTGCTTACGCGGACGTACGCGTGCCGCCGTACCGCCGAGCACGGCCTTCTGCGCACGCGAGCGCGCGTGCCCTTCCTTGCCGTCAGCGGCATCGATCAACGCCTGAACCTTCGCGCGTTGCTCGTCGGGCGACAGCTTCGCAAGCTTCAGCGCGTGCGACACAGTGATCTGTTCCGCCTCAACAGCGTCACGCACCGCCATGCAGCAGTCGAGCAGCTTCAAAGCAGAGCGCACGGTCGGCACCTCGACACCGAACGCGACGGCGATAGCATCCTCGGTGTGGCCGACGTCGAGCATGCGAGCCATCTTCTCGGCCCGGTTGATCGGCGAGTCTTCTTCGCGGATCTCGTTCGTGCTGACCATCATTCCGACGAACGACTTGTCGCTGTCGCGCATAACGCGCTTTGGGATCGCTGGAATCGTGATCGGCTCTTCGCCCGCATCGATCAGTTGACGGTTCAGCTCGCGCGCGTTAATCACTCGGCGACGGCCGTCGATCACAAGGTTCTCGCCCGTCTCCGGGTCTTTGTAGAAGAGCACCGGCTCAAGCACGCCCTGCGCGCGGTAGTTCCGAACCGTCTTCGGGTTCGGCGCCTGATGTACGCGCCGGTCGTACAGCGGGTGCTTCGGGTCCATGACGAGCGTCAGCTTGTCGGGGTCCATCGAAAGGACGTTGCCCTTGCCCGATGCCCCGTAGACGTCGATTGAGTTTTTGGCCATCAGTGGCTCCTGTTGAGATAGTTGGTGTGTGGAGCTATTCGCAGAGCCCGTATGCGGACGAGCATGTCGTCGCAAGTTCGGCGTCCGCGAGAAGGTCGTATTGCCGACCGCCACGAGTCGTCTTCGACCACTCGACGACTTGCCAGATGTTTCCTCGCTCCCGCGCCGTGTCCGTCTCGCCTGGGGCCGGGAAGAAGGTGGAGTTGCCACGCTTCGACGCATCCGAAACGATGCCTTCCCACTCGGCGATCATCTCGATGTGGTCGCGGTCACGCATATCCCATTGCCGGATCTCGTCTTTACCAGCATTGATGCAGAGGCAACCGACGCGCTTGCGGCCTTGCAGGTAGAGCGGGTTCGGTCTGATACCGGCTACGCGGTGCGCTTCGAATATGGATTCGGCCGTCCAGCGCAACACCGGCCGATAGATGAACAGCCCCCCGCCGACCTCTTCAAACGATCGGACGCATGCCCCTGTGCCCTGCAGGCGGTTGCGGCGCGCCTCGCTCTCCTCGATGCGGACACCTTGCCAAGACCACACAGCAACACCCGCCTCATCGATCAGGTTCAGCGCGTACTCATTCAGAGGCTCAGTCTTGAGGAAGTACGTGCAGAACTGAGCCATGCGGCTCGGGAAGCGCCCCTTGATGATGCAAAGGTCGAGGAAGGGGATGCCGGTCGGCCCACGCTCGAACACGGCTAAGGCGCGCAGGACGACGTTCTCAGGAACACCCTTCTCCGGCCACTTGTCGCGAACGTAGTCGCGCCGATGCCACCACTCGGGAGTGAAGTCACGCTTGAGACGCGCCACCGGGATCGACAGGACGTCTTCCAGATAGTCGACATACTCGTAGGTAAGACGGTGCTCGTTGCCCGTATCCGCCATTGCGACACGGACGTTCTCGTGTCCGTGCAGCTTGAGCGCGACGAGCAGCGTCGCGGTACTGTCCTTGCCGCCGGACAGAGAAACGACGTGGAGGGTTGGGCGCTCGCTCACATGACCTCCAAAACGAATCCCGGCTGCCGCAGACGATCGCGCTGCAGCGACTCATAGTCCGGGTTGAGTTCGCAGCCGATGAAACGGCGGCCGAGGCGCTGCGCTACTTGTCCGGTCGTGCCGCTGCCGAAGAACGGATCGAACACGACGTCGCCCGGCCGACTGCCGGCGAGCACGCAAGGTTCGACGAGCGCCTCGGGGAAAGTTGCAAAGTGGGCGCCGTCGAACGACTGCGTCGGGATCGTCCAGACGCTCCGGCGATTTCGACTCGTGACAACGTCGGTGACGGCTGCCGAGAACGATTCGTTTTGCTTCTGCCGCTTTGCACGAGCGCCGCGGTTGTGCTCGACAGTCGAATGTGCGCCCGGTCCCGTCTGCCAACCGGCGACCGCTACAGCTTTCGGATTGACGCCCGCGGCGCGCTGCCGCTCGGCGTACGCGACGAGTCCGCTTTTCGTGCGGTGATGCTCGTCGCCCGCCGCAAATGCATTTGTGGCCTTGTGTGACCGATTGCCGGGCGAACGTGCATGAGCACCACCGCTCACAGGCTCCTGCATCGCGTGGAAGTCGTAGTAGTAGCGCTCGCTCTTCGAAAGCAGAAACAGATATTCGTGTGCCTTAGTGCAGCGGTCGCGCACGCTCTCGGGCATCGGGTTCGGCTTGTGCCAGATGATGTCCTGTCGGAGATACCAGCCGGCATCCTGCAATGCAAACGCAAGACGCCACGGCTGGCCCATCAGATCTTTGACCTTCAGACCATCGATGCCCGCTTTCCTGTTGCTCAGGCAGATGTTCTCCTTAGCGCGAGCGCGCCCGGCAAACGTCTCTCCGCGCATCGGCGTCTGTCCGCCCGATGAGGCATAGGCATCGCCCATGTTCAGCCAGAGCGTCCCGTCGTCCACGAGCAGTTGGCGGCAGAGCTCGAACACGCCGACGAGCGTGTCGATGAACTCGCGCAGTGTCGACTCGCTGCCGATCTCCCTGCCCTTGTCGGGATGTCCGTCAGGCAGATACGAGCGAAGGCCCCAGTACGGCGGCGACGTCACGATCGTCTGCACACGCGCGCCGTCGGCGATCATCGCGCGCATCAGGTCACGGCAGTCTCCGCGGTGGGATTGATCGAGCCAGTTCATCCGATCACTCCTCGGCACGCTTCGATCCACGCAACCGCCGCTTCCGCGTGGATCGCGTTGCCGTAGGCGCGCAGTCGTCCCACGTGGCCGGCAGCCCCATCAACGAGCGGCTCAGTGCCGGATTCAAGCAGCCGACGATTTCCGTCGGCGCCGACAACATCTCGCCAGTCAGGCAGTGCAGCCGCGCTGCATCCACCAACGTGACTCCGTCGTGATGTGCACTGTTCGGGTTCGACCGCACGGCGGTTCGATTGCGGCCGCCACGGCTGTCGTTGACGGTAGGGGTGGGCCATAAACAAAAGGCGCGACCGTCGAAGCGGAAATCCGACGCGGCGAGCGCAGAAATCGACCGCCCCGCAGGCGTAGTCCGCGTCCTCGAGGTCGGTGCAAACTCGATCGAGCCAGCCGAGCCCGGCAGCGCTCGCAACCTGCTCGCCAAGCACTGCGACAGGTCGGCGCTGACCGATGAGCCAGTACCAAGCAGGCCAGAGGTGCCGCTCGTCATCAAACCCAAGTCCTTTGCCTGCCGCGGAGAAAGGTTGGCACGGACAGGAACCCGTCCAAACAGGTCGATCGTCGGGCCATCCGGCGCGACGAAGCGCGTAGGACCAGACGCCGACGCCTGCGAAGAAATGGCACTGGGCGTATGGACGAAGGTCGTCGGGATGCACGTCGCGGATGTCGCGTTCGTCGACGTCACCGGGCGCGATGTGGCCTGCCGCAACGAGGTTGCGCAGCCACTCCGCGGCGACTTGATCGTGCTCGTTGTAGTAGGCGACACTCAAGCGCTCCCCACTACTCGGCCATGCCGCGCAGCCGCGCGGAGATATCGAGAAGCACCTGCGCATGCTTGAAGATTCGGTGATCCACGCGCTCGATCTCGTGCCGCTCGACACGGCCGTCTTCGAGCGTCTTCACGATCTCCTGCCCGACGTCGCCGTGCGTCGACCACGCCTTGCCCATCAGCTCGACGATCGCGGCGTCGCAGCAGTCAACGGCGCTCGGCAACTTCACGAGCGCGTAGCC